TTAGAAAAGCGTATTGCGGATCTTGAGAAAACCTCAGGCAAGGCTCAGAGCTTTGAAGAGGTGGATGCAGAACCACAACCACATCAATTTGACGATGCGTTTGAGTATGCGAAAGCACTCAGCGAATGGTCGGTTGAAAATGCTTTAAAACAGCAAGAAAAGCAAAAGGCAGAGGCTAAACTTGCCGAAGAGCGTCAAGCGCAGTTACAGGCTTGGGCTAAACGGATAGAAGAGGCTAAAGCTGAATTGCCTGATTATGAAGAAATGATTGAGTCTGCTGAAGTTAGCGTAAGCGACCAAGTGCGTGATGCAATCATTGAGAGTGATGTTGGACCAAGAATCCTTTATCACTTGGCTGAAAATCCTGAGTTTGCCGAGCAATTGGCTACTTTTTCTACTGCTAAAGCGTTGCGTGAAATTGGAAAGTTGGAAGCAAGGTTTGAGAAAAAAGACGAAAGTCCTAAATCAACCCCTAGTAAAGCTGTTGCGACAAAATCTAAAGCACCTGCACCGATTAACCCTTTGAGGGCTACTTCTTCTGCAGCTGATATGCCAATTGGTTCTGATGGTCAGTTCCATGGCACATATCAACAGTGGAAAGAGGCTCGCAAAGCAGGGAAGATTAGGTAAAGGTAAAAACTTAACTTTTTTGTAAGGAAACAAAATGTCTAACAATTTACTAACGATCTCTAAGATCACCAACGAAGCGTTGATGGTTTTAGAAAACGAATTAACTTTCACTTCTGAAGTAGACCGTAACTATGACGATCAATTCGCTGTTGTTGGCGCAAAAATCGGTAACACAGTAAACGTTCGTAGACCTGGTCGCTTCATCGGAACAACTGGTCCAGCCCTAAACGTTGAAGATTTCAATGAAACTTCTGTGCCTGTAACTTTGTCAACACAGTTCCACGTTGACACACAGTTCACAACACAAGATTTGGCATTGTCTTTGGATATGTTCTCTGATCGTGTTCTTAAACCTGCAGTTGCAGCAATCGCCAACAAGATCGACTACGATGGTTTGTCAACAGCTGCTTCAAACACAGCTAACATCGTAGGCACTCCAGGCACTCCTCCAAGTGGTCTAATCACTTACTTGACAGCAGGCGCATACCTTGACGCTGAAGGCGCACCACGTGATGGTCGCAGATCATGTATCGTTGAGCCATTCACAGGCGCAACTATCGTTGACAGCTTAAAAGGCTTGTTCGTTCCTTCTGATGTTATTGGCGATCAATACCGTAAAGGTTTGATGGGTCGTGACTCAGCAGGTATGAACTGGAAGATGGACCAAAACGTTATTTCTCACACTTTTGGCTCATTTGCAGGCACTGCAGTTTGCAACACATCAACGGCTACAGGCTTCTTGACAACTGGTTGGGCATCAACATCAACAATCAGCATCACTTCTACAGGCGCAGTTAGCTTGAAGGCAGGTGACGTTATTACTATTGATGGCGTTTATGCAGTTAACCCACAAAACCGTCAGGCTTATGGCTCTAACAAGCTACGCAACTTCGTTGTTACAGCTAATGCTTCAGGCACAGGCGCAACGTTTAACGTTACTGTTTCACCTGCTGTTATCACAGGCGGTCAGTTCCAAAACGTGTCTATTCCTTCAGCAGGTTCTTCAGCTGTTAACTTCTACAACAAGACAGGCGCAGTATCACCACAGAACATCGTTATGCACCGCAATGCATTTACTTTGGCAGTGGCTGACCTTGAGTTGCCTGAAGGTGTGCATTTCGCAGGTCGTGCGTCTGATAAAGACATCGGTTTGTCAATGCGTGTTGTTCGTCAATACACAATCAACAACGACTCAATCCCGACTCGTTTAGACGTATTGTATGGATGGGCTCCTTTGTATCCTGAATTGGCTTGCCGAGTTGCAGCTTAATTTAACTAATTTTTTAAAATTGAAAGGAACACAAAATGTCTAATCCAGGTCCAGCAAGCACCCAAACCCCTGTATATTTACTAAACGGTAACGCTGCAGATGGCGCACTAGTTGGTATTTCAGGCGGTAAAGTAGGCTTTTATGGTGAAACTCCTGTAGTTCAAGCAGGCGCAATCACTACATTGTCTGCAGGTCCAACTACTGCTGAAACAGTAGCTGCGGTTAACGCAATCATCGTAGCGTTGCAAAACGTTGGTTTGACTGCTTAATCCATGTTGTAAAACAAGCCCCACCCCTAAAAAGGTGGGGTTTTTTCTTTTGTGAAGGGAAAGAATGAAAAAAGTAATGATTGCAATACCTGCTTATACAGGGGTGGTTCACATGGGAACTATGCGTTCTCTGATGACAGATTTAATTGGTCTAATCAAGCGTGGCGATCAGTTCACCTTGGTTGACGATATTGGTAACGCTTTAATTGCAGACTGCCGAGGCATTATTGCCACCAAGTTTTACCATTCCGACTGCGATGAGCTTATTTTTATAGACTCAGACGTGGCTTGGGAAGAAGGGGCTTTGCTTAAATTGATAGATTATCCCGTTGATTTGTGCGCAGGAATCTATCCAACACGCACCGAACCCATCAAATATTGCGTTCATTGGTTGCAAGACCGTAAACAGCTATGGGCTGATCCAAACACAGGTCTTTTAGAAGTTGAGGCTGTCCCGACAGGATTTATGAAAATCAGTCGCAACTGCATCACTAAAATGATTGAGGCTTATCCACAGCAATATTATTCCGATGCAACTGATGACAATCTTTACTGGCCACTCTTTGAGCATTATGTAGATCAAGAGAAAGGTTGGAAGTATGGCGAGGATTATTCGTTCTGTTATAAGTGGCGCAAGATTGACGGACAGGTATGGGTTGACCCTGAACTAACTATGGGGCATATTGGCAATAAATTATTTGAGGGAAATTTGGGAAAATTCCTAAAAAGTAGGATAATCAACTCGTAACTTTTAGCTAAAGGACACATCATGTCAAACACAGTAGTCTTAAGACCCGTTGGACAAACAGTTGCCATCGGTCTAACATCAACATCATCTACAGCAGTTACCGTCAAAGCCAATAAAACAAACGATCAGTGCAATTATGCTGCGTTTTTAAATCCTGGCTCAAAAGGTTGTTCAGTTGCTATTGCACCATCAAGCGCACCTGCTGCGGTAATCCCAACTGCAGGCACACCTGCTGATTTTTATTTACCACCTTTAATGACTCAGCCGATTGTTTTGGCAGTTCCTGCAAATCAGTTCTCAGTAACTGGTATTTGCGCTGCAACAGAAACAACAACAATCTATGTAACACCTGTTGGCGATCAGTCTTAAACCGTAACCTGTAGGGCTAATAATGTCTAACGATACCGCAAAAACCATCACGACCAACATAGTGCCTGTTCAAGGCATATTTGAGCCTGCGCCTACGTTTGCGTTGGTTTCTTTAATTGGTCCTGCAGGCACACCTTTTTATCCGACTATTGATCCTGACCAATCAGGGCTAAATATCACTAACAGCACAATCAATAGCACAACTATTGGCTTAACAACCCCTGCAGCTGCTCAATTTAGCGTTGTAACCTTGCCAAATGCCCCTACTGCATCAACTGATGCGGTTAACAAGGTCTATGTGGATAACTTTGTGGCAGGCATTTCTTGGAAAGAGCCTGTTTTAGTTGCTACAACCGCCAATATTACGCTTTCAGGCGCACAAACTATTGACAGCGTGGCTGTTGTTGCAGGTGACAGAGTTCTTGTTAAAAATCAATCAACTGCTGCCGATAACGGTATTTATGTGGTTGCTTCAGGTGCTTGGACTCGTGCTGTGGGTGCTGATGATTACGCAGAATATGAAGGTGCGGTTGTATTCGTTATTTCAGGAACAGGTAACGCAGGCACAACTTGGTATTGTTCAGCGCAACCTGGCGGAACTTTGGGTGTTACAGCCCTTAATTGGTTTAGTTTATCTATTTCGCTAACTTATACCGCAGGAACAGGGTTAACCCTTACAGGCACTCAATTTAGCATTACCAATACAACGGTGACTGCAGGTGCATACGGTGGCGCAAGCAAGACATTATCAGCCACAGTAAACGCTCAAGGACAGCTTACAGCTTTATCAGAAACCGCCATAGCGATCTCAAACACGCAGGTTAGTGGATTAGGCACTATGTCCACTCAAAATGCCAACAACGTGGCTGTAACGGGCGGATCTATTGATGGCACAACGATTGGTAGCTCAACCGCATCAACGGTTCGTGGCACAACAATCACCGCAACAACCCAATTTGATGGTCCAGGCACAGGATTAAGCGGAACTGCTGCAAGCCTTTCTATTGGCGGAAACGCAGGAACTGTGACAAACGGTGTTTATACAACCGACACAGGAACGGTCACAAATACCATGTTGGCAGGCTCAATTGCTAACAATAAATTGGCTAATTCAAGCATTACGATTAACGGAAACACCGTATCTTTGGGCGGATCAACAACTGTAACTGCTCAAAATCCTTATGCTTTAACGATTGGCACTGGCTTAAGCGGAACTTCTTACGATGGTTCAGCTGCGGTTACGATTGCTAATACGGGTGTTTTAAGTATTGCAGGCACAGCCAACCAAATCACAGCGTCTGCAAGCACTGGTGCGGTTACTTTAAGCCTACCTTCAACTATTAACGTCAATATTTCAGGTAATGCTGCAACTGCAACAAGCGCAACAAGTGCAACAAGTGCAACGACAGCTACTAATATTGCAGGTGGCGCAAGCGGATCTTTGCCATATCAGACAGGTTCAGGCGCAACTTCTTTGTTGGCTATTGGATCAACAGGTCAAGTCCTTAAAGTTGTTGGTGGATTGCCTGCATGGTCAAGCGATAGTTCAGGTGTAACAGTTGTAGACGATACAACTACAAATGCCACTTACTATCCATTATTGGCTAACGCAACAACAGGCAACATAACTACTGAATATGTAAGTTCTACAAAACTAGTATTTAATCCTTCTACAGGTAATTTAGGTATTGGAACTAGCTCACCAAATGCTAGGTTAGATGTTGTTGGTGGCAACATGGCTGTATTTTCTAATACGGCAGCAACAGCATCAACTGCTTCAACTTATGCTTTGTGGGTTGGTAACTCAGCAACTAGGGATGTAACCATTGGTTCAGATGCTACTTACGCTTATATTCAATCTTGGTCTGGTAAACCTTTATATTTAAACAGCCAAGGTAATAATGTGTTGTTTGGCTCTGGTAATGTAGGTATTGGAACTAGTAGTCCTTACTCAAATGCTGCTTTCACCACTTTAGCTGTTGGTGGAACTGCATCAGCAAAGACAGGACTTATTTCTTTAGTAACTTCTGCTGGAACTGATTCTGCACATATTGATGTATATAACAGCCAATTAAGAATAAGCACCAATGGAACAACTAACCCTGTAGTATTTTATACAGGCGGTTCTGTAACAGAAGCTATGAGAATAGATAGCGATGGTAATGCTTTATTTGCCAAAGCTGTTCGTGCCACAATTACTACAGACAATGACTTGTCATTTGACATGAACGCTGCAAGTAACTTCAAATGCACACCAACTGCAGGCGGTGCTTTGACATTTACTAACATTACTAGCGGTCAAACAGGCAACATTATCTTGGTAAACGGATCTAACTACGCTATTACTGCTGCTGCGACTACTAAAGTATCAGCAACTTGCCTAGCAACTATTTCAGCAACAGGAACATATTGGCTGTCATATTACTCAGACGGAACAAACGTATACGTAGCTAATACAGGGGCTTTAGCATAATGGGTATTTTAGGTAATGCTGTCCCAGGTGCAGGTGGTGGTGCTTATACCATTGACAACTCTTTGCGGTTTAGAAGTTCTGCTAGTGCTTATTTAAACAGAACTCCAGCTAGTGCTACAAATCAACAAACTTGGACTTATTCAACTTGGATTAAGCTCGGTTCTTTATCACTTACTACTCAACAGTTTTTATTAAACTCTGGCACTGGTGATGCCAATAGAACTCAGCTAACTATTGATGGTGGCTTAACTATTGGATTTACTCAAGTTGCTGGCGGTTCTGTAACATTGAACTTGGTAACATCGGCTGTATATCGTGACCCATCAGCTTGGTATCATATTGTTATTGTTGCTGATACCACTAATGCTACTGCATCTAATAGAGCTAAAATTTATGTCAATGGTGTTCAAGTAACTGCTTTTGGTTCATCAACATATTGGGCACAAAATACTAATTCATTTATTAATACAACTAATGCTCATTACATTGGTAAATATTTAAATGGTTCATCAAATCCATCTGACTTGTATCAAGCCGAAACCAACTTCATTGATGGTCAAGCACTAACCCCATCATCATTTGGTGCTACATCTTCTACAACAGGTGTATGGCAACCTAAAGCCTATACAGGCACTTATGGCACTAATGGCTTTTATTTAAAATTTACCGATGTAGCTACAACAAGTGGTTCAAATGCTGGTCTAGGTAAAGACTTCTCAGGTAATGGCAACTATTGGAATACAAACAATATCAGTATTACTAGCGGTTCTACTTATGATTCAATGACTGATGTACCGACATTGACAAGTGCTACTGCTTCTAACTTTGCTACTTTAAATGCAGTTTCATCTCAACCTTCTACTGCATGGTCTTTATCAAGTGGTAATTTAAATTTATCACAAGGCTATCAAGGCTCACCTAGCACAATAGCCATGTCTAGTGGCAAATGGTATTGGGAAGTAACAGGATTAACAAATACTGCAAGTAACAATTTAAGAGTTGGTATAGCACCACAAGGTTATTCTGTAGGAAATTCAACACCTGGTGATTTAACAGGTTCTTATGCTTATTCTTCTAATGGATACAGGGGAAATAGTGGAACTTATGTAGCTTATGGGTCTACTTATACAGACAATGATGTAATTGGTGTTGCATTAGACTTAGATGGTGGAACATTAACTTTTTATAAAAATGGCACAAGCCAAGGTCAAGCATATTCAGGAATTAGTGGAACATTTTTTGCTTTAACAGGCTCAGGAAGTTCAACTACAATGACTTTAACTTGCAACTTCGGACAAAGACCATTTGCATACACACCACCTACAGGCTATGTAGCATTAAACACATATAACCTACCAACTCCTACTATTGGTGCTACTGCTTCTAGTCAGGCTAATAAGTATTTTGATGCTACTACTTATACTGGTAATGGAAGTTCAGGAAAAGCTGTAACTAATGCTGGTTCATTTAGCCCTGACTTTGTTTGGATTAAAGATAGAACATCTGCTAACTATCATGGTCTATTTGATAGATTAAGAGGTGCTGGCTATGCTTTATATTCAAATGGAACATTTACTGAATCAGCTTTTAATGCTCAAACTTTACAATCATTAGATGCTAGTGGTTTTACAGTAGGAACAAATGGTGACTTTAACACAAACAATAATGCCTATGTCGGCTGGCAATGGAAAGCCAATGGCACAGGAGTAACCAATACTGCTGGTTCTATTACTTCAACAGTAAGTGCTAATACTACAAGTGGATTTAGTATTGTTACTTATACAGGCAATGGCTCAAGCGGAACAGTAGGTCATGGATTAGGTGTTGCACCTAAGATGATTATTGTTAAAAACAGAAGCACAACAGCAGATTGGCCTGTATATTTCTCAGGCATTACAAGTGCTACTGAAGTAATGCGATTAAACTCAACTACGGCAAAGCTCACAGGTAGGTCAGAATGGAATAGCACATTACCTACAAGCACAGTATTTTCAGTAGGCAATGATAGTGCTGTAAACACCAATGGAAATAACTATGTTGCATATTGCTTTAGTGAGGTCGCAGGATTCAGCCGATTTGGTAGCTATACAGGTAATGGCTCTAGTGATGGTCCTTTTGTGTTTACAGGGTTTAAACCGAGATTCGTTCTTTTCAAAATATCTAGCGGTGTGAATAATTGGCAAATATATGATACTGCTCGTAATACTTACAATGCTGTAGTTAATTCACTTTACCCAGACCTTTCAAATGCAGAAGCTACGGACTCGGGCCTTGATGTGTTATCTAACGGCTTTAAATTGCGAGGCGGTAGTGTAAATGCTTCAGGACAAACCTTTATTTATGCTGCATTTGCCGAAAACCCTTTCAAATATTCTTTAGCGAGGTAATTATGTTTGCAATAGTTCAAAACGACCAGGTAGCACAATATGTGCCTGATGGTTCATCATTTACATGGGATGGGGTTCAATATCCACCACAATGGACTGCTCAAGCAACTCCTGAACAAATGGCTGAAATTGGTATGTTGCCTGTTGTATATGGAACTTACCCTAACGATCAGTTTTATTGGGTTAGCCAAGATGCACCTGTAATTAGTGCGACAGAAGTCACTATTAACTACACAGCAACACCTAAAGACATTACTCAGCTAAAGTCACAAATGACTTCTCAAGTCAATCAAACAGCCTACACAATCCTTTTGCCTAGCGATTGGATGGTAGTCAAAGCTGTAGAAACAGGTGGAACTGTAGCACCTGATTGGAATACATGGAGGCAAACTATTAGAACTGAAGCTGCTGATGCGGTAACAGTTATTGAGGCTTGCACAACTGTTGATGAGTTGGCTGCGTTGCCATCAGTTCCTTGGACACCTGATCCAAGCCAAGTGGTTGTTGCGCCTGTTGAGCAAGTTTTGGCTGATGCGCCTGTAGTTGAAACAGTTGCAGATTCTGTTGTTTCTGCTGTTGAAGAGCCTGTTGTTGAAACACCTGTAGATGGAGGTCAAGATGCCACAGTTTGATTGGAAAATGACTGAAATATTGTCAGAAGACAATGTTCTTAAGCACATTAAATATGAAGTGACAGCTACCGAAGGTGAAAACGTTGTTTCAACAGAAGGTTATGCTCGTTTTGAGTTGCCGACAGGGATTGTTTTTAGCAATTTATTAGAGGCTGAACTTTTGGATTATTTAAAGCGTTTTTATATACAAAATGACGTTAATTCAATAGAATCTAGACTAAGCGAGCAGTTGGCATATTTGCAAAAAACACCGTCAACAACACCGCCTTGGCACGTAGAAACTTTTAAAGTGGAAGTCTAATCATGGCTAAACCGATTGACATTATTTCTAGAGCATTAAAAGACATAGGTGCTTTGGCATCAGGTGAAACACCGACTCCTGAAGAGGCTCAAGATGCGCTAGACATGATGAACGATATGTTAGATCAATGGTCTAACGAAGATATGATGGTTTACAACACAACAGAGATTATTTTCCCTGTTGTTAGCGGTCAGACGCAATATACAATCGGTCCAAGCGGTGATATTGGCTCAAACTTTACAGGGTCAATCTCAGGCGATATTTTAACTATTACTGCGGTTAATTCAGGTGCTGTCACATTAAATCAAATTATTACAGGCACAGGAATATCAGCAAACACACAGATTATTAGCTTTTTAACAGGCGCAGGCGGTGTTATCAACGCACCTGGCACTTATAAGCTAAATAAATCAATGACTGCTGCAAGCACAACAATCACTGGTTATTATCAAAAACCGCTAACTATTAACTCAGCTTTTGTGCGTGTTAATACAACTCAAAACGGTCAACCAATTGCTAACGGTGGTTTGGATTATCCTGTTGCTGTTATTGGTTTAGATCAGTATGAGTTGATTGGTCTTAAAACTTTAAACGGACCATGGCCTAAGGCTCTTTACTACAATCCAGGTGATGTTATTGGTAACTTGTTTGTATGGCCTAACCCTGCTCAAGGTGAGATGCACGTATTTACTCAGACAATCTTTACTCGTTTTGAGGATGCATACGAAGATTTGGCTATTCCGCAAGGTTATTCAATGGCTTTACGTTGGTGTTTGGCAGAACGTTTATTGCCTATGTTTGGCAAAACAAATGCAACGCAGATCGCTATGATTAACGCTTATGCAGGTCAATCCAAAGCAACTGTTAAACGAACAAATATGCAACCTGCACCTGTTGCACGTTATGACGAAGTTATTACAAGCAGTAAGGCTCAAGACGCAGGTTGGATTCTTAGCGGTGGTTTCTTAAGATAAGGATAGAAAATGCCTGATTTTGGCTTTGTTGGTCCAAGTTATGAAGCACCCTCTATCTATCAAGATGCACAGGAATGCATAAACTTTAGACCTGAAATAGATATTATGAAAGCGCAGGGTGAGCGTGGAGTTGTTGCGCTTTATCCTACACCTGGCTTGACGTCACAAATCGTATTTCAAAATAAACAAGAAGTTCGTGGAATGCGCACCGTTTCAGGTGGCGATTACATGGTGGCTGTGGTTGGTCCATACGTTTATGTTTTGACGTCAACTTTAACCCCAACAATGGTTGGTCAGCTAAATACAAGCACTGGTGTGGTTGGCATCACCGACAACGGGGTTAACGTTTATATTGTTGACGGTTCTTATCGCTACACTTGGAAAATATCAACTCCTGCAGCTGCTGTTTTTACTGGATCAATTAGCGGAACTACGCTAACTGTTTCAGCGATTACAAGTGGCACAATTGCTGCAGGACAGGCTTTATTTGGTGTCAATATCAGCCAAGCCACAATTATCACCGCCTTAGGAACAGGAACGGGCGGTGTTGGCACATACACTATCAATATTTCTCAAACTGTTGCAAGCGAGCAAATGAACTCAGCAACTGTTGGTTGTGTGTTCACAGGTTCAATTTCAACCACAACTTTGACTGTTTCATCAATCACAAGCGGTTCTTTGGCTCTTGGTCAAACGATTCAAGGTTCAGGGGTTACAACAGGCACAATTATTACCGCTTTAGGCACAGGTTCAGGCTCAACAGGCACTTACACCGTTAATAAATCACAAACGGTAGGATCATCAACGCTTTATGCCCTAAATTGGACTGTTTTGCCATCAACTGACGGTGCTTTTGAGGGTGGTGGCACTGTAGACATTGTGGATAACTACTTTGTTTATAACGACCCTGATACGCAACAGTGGGCTGCGTCTGACCTTTTATCGCCAATTACCAACCCATTGAGCTTTGCATCAAAGGATGGCGCACCTGACGATCTTGTGAGCCTTATTGTGGATCACAGAGAGGTTTATTTGCTTGGTGAGCAATCATCAGAGGTTTGGGTGGATGTGGGCGCACAACCGTTCCCATTCCAACGTATCCCAGGAACATCAACACAGCATGGTATTGTGGCTAAAAACTCCATGGCTAGGGTTGGTAACAGTTTTGCTTACGTTTCACGCAATATTCGTGGTCAAGGCATGGTTGTGCAAATGAACGGTTACACCCCTGTTCGCATATCAACCCACGCTGTTGAGAATACTTTAGTAAATCAATATATTGATGACGCTATTGCTTGGACTTATCAGCTTGAAGGTCATGAATGCTATGTGGTCACTTTCCCAACATTAAATTTAACTTGGGTTTATGACGTCACGACTAATATGTGGCATAAATGGCTATATACCAACAATTTAAATCAATATGAGCGTCACAGAGGTAATTGTTGCGCTGTTTTCCAAGGTAAAGTTCTTGTTGGTGACTATGACAATGGTCAGATTTATCAATTAGACCCAAATAATTACACCGATAACGGTCAAAAAGTGCGCAGATTGCGTAGATGCCCACATATTGTGACCGATTTACAGCGTCAGTTCTTTGATGAGTTGCAGATTCAGTTCCAACCAGGTGTTGGCTTGCAGGCAGGTCAAGGTCAAAACCCACAAGCCATGTTGCGTTGGTCAAATGACGGTGGCTCAACTTGGTCAAACGAATATTGGGTGGGAATCGGTAAGGTTGGTCGTTATTACAATCGTGCTATTTGGCGCAGATTGGGTTGGTCACGTGACAGAATCTTTGAAGTTGTGGTGACTGATCCCGTCAAGGCTGTTATAGTTTCAGCTAACTTAAAAGCAAGTTCAGGTGATAACTAATGGCATATAACATTTCCAATGTAAATATTCCAAAATCGCCATTTTTGGACACGCAAACCAATCGCCCAAGTCGTGAGTGGTTGCTTTATTTGCTTGGATTGGGTCGTTATTTAGGCTACGGGGCATTTCAAAACACCGCAGATCAAACATTTGCAACAGCAAATACTCCAAATCTTTTAGCTGTTGATACAACCGATTATGCCAACGGTATGTATTATCAAAGCGGTGACGGTTTTCATGTTTTGCAAAACGGTGTTTACAACATTCAATTTAGCTTACAAATGCAAAATACCGACACTGCAGAACATGAAATAACGGTATGGATGCGAAAAAACGGGGTGGATGTCCCTGCAACAGCAACAGTTTGGACTATTCCATCAAAACATGGCTCTGCTAATGGTTACGGTGTGCCATTTTGTAACTTTTTTATACAATTAAACGCAGGCGAATATGTGGAATTATGGGCTGCGGTTTCAAACGTTGCTTTGACGATTGAGCATCAAGATGCCATTACTAGTCCTTATACAAGACCTGCCATTCCATCAACGATTGTGACGATTAATCAGGTGAGCTTTTAATGAATATCACAGTTAATTATCACCCCTTCCAATTGCAAACCCATCAAAATTCACCTCAAAAGGTGGAATTTAGGGAAAAAATTATGACTGTGCAAAACGGTCTGCAAGAAATGATTGCCAACGGTGAGATTGAATCCACGCTTGAAGATTGCACTGTGACCCATCATTTTGCGCCTATTGATGATAAATATGGCTGTTGCACTTATGCCCGTCAAATGTTTATTCCAAAAGGCACGTTAATTATTGGCAAAATTCACCGCCATCAACACCTAAACTTTATCCTTAAAGGCAAGGTTTCTGTGGCTACTGAGTTTGGCAAGAAATACTTTGAAGCACCTTGCACCTTTATATCTGAGGTTGGATTAAAAAGGGCTGTATATGCTGAAGAGGACACGATTTGGACTACTGTTCACCTCACTCAATTTTATGGCGAGGAAAACTTAGACAAAATTGAGGAAGAAGTGATTGCGCCTACTTATCAAGAAATGGGTTTAATTGCATCTGTTGAAGAATTGCTTAAAATAGAGGGCAAAGGAGATTCAAAATGACATGGGGAATGACCGCTGTTGCAGGCGCAACGTTAGTTAGTGGATACATGGGTTCTAAAGCTGCTAAGTCTGCAGCAGGAACTCAAGCCGATGCTGCTGCTTACGCTGCTGATGTCAACAAAGAAATGTTTGATGTTCAGAACGAACAACTAGCCCCTTATCGTGGTGCAGGTTATCAAGGTCTGAATATCCTAAGATCTATGTTGCCAGGCGCATACACCAAATATGATGAATCAGGTAAAGCTATTGAGGGAACTCAAACAGGCACAGATTACCTAACCCGACCTTTTGGCGCAGAAGATCTTAAAACTTATCTTGACCCAAGTATGGAATTCCGCATGAGATATGGTCAAGAAGGCACAAACCGTCTTGCTAACCTTGGTGGCGGTGCAATTAGCGGTAATACTTTACGAGCTTTGACAGATTATTCACAAAACTTGGCATCTACTGAATATGGCAAAGCGTTTGATCGCAAGCAAACAGACGTTGGTAATATTTATAACCGTTTGGCATCTATTGCAGGTATTGGTCAAACTGCAACGACAACAACTGCAGGTCTTGCTGCAAATACAGCAAACACATTAGGCAATTTAGCGGTTGGTTCTGCTAACGCACAAGCTGCAGGCACAATCGGATCAACCAACGCTATTACTGGCGCAGTTCAAAATTTAGGTAATACTTATATGTTGGGTAACCTATTAAGACCAAATGCTGTAAATACAGGGGTTAATTATCCTGGTTACGGTGGCGCAGGTTCTGTTGGAAATCTAACTATCCCTTCTGTAGCTTAAGGAATCATCATGGCTGAATTTTCAGACGTAGCATCAAAAGTCAAAGCCCCTGAAGGGATTAAGCTAACAGATATGTTAAGCCTGGCCACTCAAGGTTTGCAATATCAAAAAATGCAGGAGTTATATCCTGAGTTGATTGCCAAAGCAAAAGCCGAGGCTGAATCCACACAGCTTGATACACGCAAAAAACGTGAAACGATTGAGCCTGAAATTTTAAAGATTAAATCAGGCGCACAAAAGGACTTGTTTGGGACTTATGGCACTATTTTGGGTGGCTATATGAACGACCCACGTATTAAGAGTGGTGATCCTAAAAAGACTGTGCAGGCTTTGATTGAGGTTAAAAAGGCAGCTTTAAACGCAGGTATTCCTGAAGATTATCTTGAGGCTTTTGTTGCGCCAACCATGTCTATTGCTGCGCATAATCCTAAAGATTTGCCACAACACGTTTCTAACGTTATTCAGTCAAATATTGGTGCTCAAAGTCAGCAAAATCTACAAACTCCTCAATACACTACAAACGCTGCAGGTCAGATTGTTGGTATCAAGCCTATATCAGGTCAGCTTGTTACTCCTGGCGGTGGCGCACCTGCTGTTCAACCAAGCGTTCAAGGCGGTGGTGGTCAACCCGTTGTTACTCAACCAGGATTAAGCGCAAACCCATCAACTGCCGAGGCAGGCTTTGTCAATAAAGGCGCAGAAACTCTTGCTTTTGACAAAGATCTTACAATTAAGAACGCTGTTGGCGCAGGTGATCGTATTGCTGTATTCCAAAACATCAAGAAACTTGCACCTAGTGCCTTTACAGGAACTGGTTCAGGTCGCAAAGAATTGGTGGCAGGTATTGCTGATGCGATTGGTATTAGTGCCTATGAGCTTGAAAAAGTGGCTACTGAGGAATTGTCTAAAAACAGCGCATTATTGCAATTAACGGGCGGTAACACAGACGCTGCACGTGCTATTGCTGAAATTGCCAACCCGAACAAGAAGATGAATGAAGCGACCATCAAAAAGGTTGCTAATCAAATGATTGGTATTGAGAACATGAAATTAGCCAAAGCAGACTATTTGGCTGACGTAATGGATAACCCTAATGCTTATGGCAGAAAGTTAGCAACTTTCAATAAGTATGCAGACTTCAGATTATTCCAAGAAATGACACCTGATGATGTAGCCAAAATGAAGGCATCTATGTCAGAATCTGAAATTAAGAATATGTCTGAAAAGATCAAAAAAGCTAGAGAGCTAGGAATTATCAAATAATGACTACAGATACACTTGCGAACCTTTGGGATGCCTCAACAACCCCTGCAGGAAGCCCACAAGGGGCGCAGGTGGATTCTTTGGCTAATCTTTGGGACACCACTGCCCCATCAACCAAAAAAGAGGCTGTATCGCTTACTGACGGGGCAAAAGTAACCCCTGGTAACGTTGAGGCAGGCATGAAAGTATTTAGTCAGCTTTCACCTGTTGCATCACGTTTGCCAACTAAGGATTTTGGCAAGTCTGTGGCTGCTTTTTTGGATAACACTATTGGCGGTGTTATTCCTTTTGGCGCAAAGCAAGTTAGTTATCTGTTTGGCAGAACTATTGGGGACACCCCTGAACAAGCTGAAAAAATCAGCAATAGATTGGCTGAAATCACGTCTAAACCGTTCGGTAAGGCTTTTGGCATATCCAACGACCCTGCTTATAAAAGCGAGGCAACAGGTAAGTTATTTGAGTTTCTTGGTGAAAATATCCACAAAGGATCAAAGTTTGTCGCTGATAAGACAGGTTTGCCTGCATCCGATATTGAGTGGATGGCTAACACCGTCTTGCCAAAAGTTGTAGAAAAAGGCGCACCTTTGGTTGCTAAAGGTGGTGAAAAGGTTGTAGAGGCAGGTGGCAAGGTTAAAGCCGAGCTTGATGCTGCTAAAGCCCAACTTGAAGGCAAAACAGCACCGCAATTAAAACAACAGTTTGAGCAAAAAGTAGCCCCTGAAACGGTTGCGCCTGAGGTTAAGCCTGCCGAGGTTGTAACTCCTGAACAAGTTGTTGCGCCTGAAGCTGTTGCACCTGAACCTGTTGTTACTCAAATGACAGAACAATTCCAGGCTAAACAGCCAACGGTTGCCAAGGTTGTTGAGGATGTAACTGCTCAAGGCGGTGAGGTAAACCCACAAGCGGTTGCTTTGCACGATAAGGCTTTATCTTTGCCTGTGCCTATTGGATTGACCAAAGGGCAGGCTTTGCAAGATCCTGTGATTATTTCAAGAGAGCGCAATGAGCGTGGCATCAAAGAACAGTTGTCACAACGCTTTAATGAACAAAACAAGGCATTGCAAGAAAACGCAACAATCATTAAACAACAAGCTGCGCCTGATGTAAAAACAACAGATTATGTCGGTGACTCACAAGTTTTAATAGATAACATAGGCGAACTTGCCAAAGCTAACGAAACTCGTATTGGTGAGGCTTATCAAAAGCTAAAAGACCAAGCAGGTGGCAAGTTCCCAATGGATGGTCAAACAGCTTCTAAACAAGTTCTTGATCAACTTAAAGAGGCTGATCGCTTAGATTATTTGCCTGAGATTTACAAGAAAAAGCTAGAGGCTTATGCAAATGGCACTAAGCAAATGAACTTTAACTTGTTTGAAAACTTGCGTTCAGACTTGGCTGCAGATATGCGTAAAGCTGACAGAGCAGGTGACGGAGTTACTAAAAACGTGCTTTCACAGGTTCGTGATGGCTTAGAAACTATGGAATTAAAGGGTGACGCACAAAATCTTAAGGGTTTTGCTGACGATGCTCGTGCTGCTTTTAAGGCTGAAAAAGATTTAGAGGCATCAAACTCCTTATATGCCAAAGTTAAAGATGGCGCAGCGGACACTAAAAACTTTATTCCTGAGGTTGTGATTCGTTCTAAAAACAAAGATTTTGCTAAATCTATGGAGTTAATTGCCGACAATCCTGTGGCACGTCAAAACCTAGCGTCAGGCACTTTGGATTGGATTATTAGAGATTCAACCGATGCAAGCGGTAATTTAAGCACAGCCAAGTTTAATAAACACATTGAGGCTTTGCGTTTAAATGGTCGTTTAGAGCCTATTTTTGGCGATCAGGCTGTCAATCTTATGAATTTGGTTGAGGTTGGTCGTGCTATTGAAGCTAGACCACGTGGCGCATTTGTGAACGAATCAAACACAGTTCCTGCAGGATCATCATTAATTAAGGAAAATGCACCTGCAATTATTGAGAGTATTCCTTACGTTGGAAAAGCAATTAATGTTGGTAAAGAAATGTTAGAAAAGCGCAAAACTGCTAAAGAAATAAGTGAGTCTTTAGAGCCAGGCGCAGGGATTAAAGTAAAACAATCAGGCAAAAACAAGCCTAAAGATTTTGGAATTAAACCTTAAGGAATAACTATGTCAGTTCTTTTATCACCTATTGGAAATGGAATCGCTTTTTTAGACGCAGAGGGAATCCCTCTTGTTGGCGGTAAAATTTACACTTATCAGGCAGGATCAACAACTCCTTTAGACACATATACAGATTACAACGGGACTATTGCCAACACAAACCCTATTATTTTAGGAACTGATGGTCGCACTCCTGACGAGATTTGGCTAACTTACGGTTATAACTATAAGTTCATCATTAAAGATGCTGATGACGTAACTATTCAGACTTTAGACAATTTATACGGTATTTTGCAACAAGCCCCTGCAAGCGCACCTGCAGTTCCTAGCGGTTGTATTATTTTATGGTCAGGCGCATCAGGATCAATTCCAAGCGGATACTATCTTTGCGATGGTAATAATGGCACTCCTGACTTGCGTAATCGTTTTATTGTTGGCGCAGGCGATACCTACTCTGTTAATCAAACAGGCGGTTCTGCAGACGCTATTGTTGTAACTCACACACATACAGCAACTTCTGTAGTAACAGACCCTGGTCATACGCATTCAATCACAACTTACGATCAACCTGGTATTGGTAATTCAGGCGGTGGTGGCGCACGTGTTAATGCTCAATCAGCAACAAGTGGCTCAAACACAACAGGCATTACTGTTGCTACAACTAACGCATCAGCAGGCACAAGTGGCACAAACGCAAACTTGCCACCGTATTACGCTCTCTGCTACATCATGAAGGCTTAATATGGATCAGTCTGCTTTAAATTGGGTATTTGGTGTGGCTAATATCATTTTGGGTGCAGCCCTTAAATGGATATATGACGCTCACAGAGATTTGCGCAAAGCTGATGAAAAATTAACTGAAAAGGTTAATAAAATTGAGGTTGTTGTTGCAGGCGAATACGTTAAACGTGAAGATTTTGACAAGGTTGCCAATATTTTATTTGCCAAACTAGATAAGATTTCTGAAAAATTAGATCAAAAGGCTGACAAATGACACCTCAAGAACAGATACAACTTATTGAAGCTCAACAATCTGCAAAAGACGTAGCAGGTAAAGCGATTGGCAAACAATGTCTGTTTTATATCACTTTGATTGTTGTTATTGGTGTTGGCGCAAGTCTTTTTTTAGATGAATCAAAGATTGCTGCGGTCATGGGTTTGCTTGGTTCTGCTTTGGTTGCTTTAATCTCAATGCTTAACGGTATTGCAGGCGCAACTCCAAAACAAGAAAAACCTGAGTTTGAAATCATGAAACAGTTGATTGAGCGTCTAGATCGTATGGCTGATCGTGACCCAATGAGTGTTGCTGTTGACGGTGAAAAAGTTGTCGTTCAAAAAGGCGAAAATCAAACGGTGATTGGCAAATGATTCCTATTCCTGCTCTTATTGACGTTGGAATGAAGGTATTAGATAAATTTATACCTGATCCTGAAGCAAAAGCAAAAGCCCAGGCTGAGTTGCTAAAAATGCAACAAGATGGGCGCATAGCTGAATTAAACGCTGACAATATTGAGGCTCAAGAGCTTACCAAGCGTCAGCAGGCTGATATGGCAAGCGATTCTTGGTTGTCTAAAAATATCCGACCTGCCACATTAATTTTCATACTTTTTGTATATACACTTTTTGGTATTGGCAGTGCTTTTAATTTTAACGTTCACAAGCCTTACGTTGAGCTTTTAGGTCAATGGGGTATGTTAATCATGAGCTTTTACTTTGGTGGTCGCACCTTAGAAAAAATCATGGATATGAAAACAAAAAAAGATGAATCTAAGTCCTAATTTCACCTTAGAAGAGGCCACTTTTAGCGAAACAGCAGTGCGCATGGGTATTGATAACAACCCAAGCTCTGAACAGCTAGAAAACATGAAAAAGACCGCAGAAGGCATGGAAAAGGTGCGAGCTTTGCTTGGCAAGCCTGTTCGTGTTAGTTCTTGGTTGCGTTTGCCTGCAGTTAATCAGGCGATTGGCGGTGCTGCCAAATCAAGCCACATGGATGGTTGGGCTGTGGATTTTACCTGCCCTGGCTTTGGTGATCCATATACTGTAGCCAAGGCTTTAAAAGAATCAGATATTCAGGTGGATCAGGTGATTCATGAGTTTGGTCGTTGGGTTCATATTAGTTTTGCGCCTGAAATGCGTGGACAGTTTTTGACCATATTTAAGCCACAAAACAAGTATGCGTCAGGCATTTTGACTGCTGACGAATACGCTAAAACAGCCTAAAAAATCTCACGCAAATCAACAAAGTGCCACAGGTGCTTTGGCACGTCATAAAAATACTCGCCTTTTGACACAGCCCTGTTTGGGACTTCTATCAAAGGGCAGTCTTTTATTTTGTGCGCTTTTATCCAGTAAGCGTGGGTATATTCTTTGGTCACCACATACATGGTGGTTCTTGGGTGCGCAAACAGCTTCTCTTTGCGTTGCGCAATATGAATCGTGTCGTAGGGGCAGAAGTTCATACCCCAATCACGCACCTCAACCTCGGCATAGCCAATATGCTCACCGTTTTTTCTAAGCACTAAATCAACCGCATATTTGTCGGGGTTGGGTTGCGCATCAACATACCAAAGATTTTCAAGCCATGTGGCTACTGCTTGCCTGGCAGGCGGATCGCAAACATCGTGAAGGGCTTGGTCAAACTTTTTATATTGCATTTGCGACATGGATTGCACCAAAGAATAAAACGCAAAAGATGACCGCAAAAATAAAGCCTAAAAGGTGGTCTTTCATAAACCACCTGTGCGGATAACCCAAACCGTTAATGGAATCACAAAGAAACAGATGCCTAAAAAGATGCCTTTAAGAATATCAGCCATGATTAATACCCATCCATGATTTCTTGACCGATTGACTCAATGACTTTATCTGAGATGATTTCGTAAAGGTCAACACCTTGATGTTTGATGCTGTGGATTTGAATGCTTGCAGGTAAACCAACGCTGTGGTCAGCGTCTTCGTAATCGTATTCAACGTCTAAAGTTATACCGTCACGATCAATTTGTATTTCATCCATTTTGCTCTCTTTAGTTTCACCGTTCTTATGAACGTATAGGTATATTAAGGTAGCTTAAATACCAAAGCAAGTCATTTGTGCAAATAAATTGAGTGTTGCAGGAATGCAACAGTTTGGCTGCCTCGGCAGGGCTTGAACCTGCGACCAACGGATTAACAGTCCGCTACTCTACCAACTGAGCTACAAGGCAATAAAAAGAAGGCTAATCAGAGAGGGAGTCTTTTCGCCTTTAACGCTTCAAATATTATTCTTTAAGCGGTAAAACGCTAAAAGATGGGTAAAACATTCCCATGCCAACTTTAAGTTTGCCTGGGGTATTTCGCATAACTTTACTTCATTTGTTGTGCCATTTACAAACACTATTGCTGCACGACAATCTTCAATTTTGTAGCCCATACCAACGCAGTAGGCTGCTAATTGCATTTCATGCTCGTGATATGGCTCAACCTTGGCTAAATCTGTTTCTTTGGTTTTATAGTCCACAACGATATTAGGGGCTGATAGATCAACTTTACCGCCATACCCTAACTCATGCGCAAAAGACTTCTCAGAGTTCCACAGTTGCGCACCAAACGCATCGTTGAGGGCTTTTTCCACGTTCTTAACGTATGGTGGCCACTCAGGAAGATAATCCTGCTCAAAATATGACTCAATTACTCCATGAATGGCTGTGCCACGATCCGCAGCTTGCCTTGTTTGGGCTTTTGAATCCGACATAACCCGTTCTAGCCAATCTTGCTCAGGTTCGCCTTCTTTGCGTGGCAAAGTAAGCGCAGCCAATAAAACCTGCGTTTGCAACCACGTTTGTAAGCCTGGTTTTGCTGCCACACCCAAAATAGTGGTAACGCTTGGCACAAGGTCTAATTTGCGAGCATCACGCAAGGTTGTGGATCGCAGTCCTGTTTTACCCTCAACGGTATAAGCTGTTTCGCCTGTTTTTGTATACCAGTGTCCTGATTCTGAAGCCTGTTTAATTATCATTTTCTTATCATCTCGCATTTAAATTGATTTTTTGCTATTTCAAAAGCTGACTCCATGGTCATTCTTGATTGTTTGCCAAGATTAAAACCATGACCAAACATTAAAAACTGTGAAACTATAAAAGCCACAATCCATGCGGTTTTTATGGCTGTTTTACTCATCTTTGTGTCCACCATATAGCGAATATGATTGCTAGGATTGCCAAAACTAGCAATCCAAATCCTGCCAAAATCGTTATAAGAATAGTTATCATTTATGAGGTGGGGTTACTCGCTACGTCTATCGCTAAATGGTCGGTAGCCCACGTTTGCAGATAGCATCCGCTTTCACCCCTTAATTATTATCTACCGCAACCGCAGATCATCTTGCCATTTGCGCCAGGTGTGCAACCATAAGGAGCCCATGTTGGGCAGGCTGCAAACGCTGATGTAGAAACCATCAAAACTACTGCAATAAATGCTTTTTTCATAATTAACTCCTTAGAATGGGACATCATCATCAATATCTGACAAAACCTTGTCAGGATTACCTGCTGCCACCGTTCCACGATATTCTGCGGATTCTTTGATGGTGTCTTGCAACCATTGTGGCAACGTGTCAAATTTAGCCTGATCAAATGCGTTCAGGTCAAAAATGAACGTTTCATTAACACCCTTTGGTTCGCCTAGCTTTTTGATTGCTGCAGGCACAGGGCTTAAACCTTTGACGTTTGCGTATGTTTTACCGTTTGATGCCTTGTTATGAATCACGTTCAACATACAAAACTTGCCAAGCAACACCGTAATATCAAAGCCCTGCAACTCGTCTGCTGTGAATTCTTTGCCTCGCCAGGCTTGTAAGTCTTGGCGCAAAGCAGAAGTTTCAAAGAATGACCTTGTATATCGTTTGGTCACCATCAAAGGCTTGCCATCATCAGTTGTTAAAGGCTGACCTTCGTGATCTTCGCCATGCAACTCAAAGTTAAACATCAACTTGCGTTGCATTTTTTCCACACCTTCCCACATTGTTTTCTGTGTTCCGAGGTCAATGATGCGATATAAACGAGCCAGGTGGTTTCCCACTGGCGCAATTTTGAAATCCTTACCTTCCATTGGTTCTTCTTTAAGAATCATTTTGATGCTCCAAAAATTGTGCCGAAATCCTTAAAAACGTCTTTAAGAACTGAGCGTGGGTAAACCTTTAAACCGCAGTGATAGCGTAGCGTGTCTATTTGTTCAAAGGTGGGGACTAAACCGTCTTCTAGATCCTGAAAAATGAGTTCTAACTCACGTTCCATTTGTAAGCGATCATTGTGTTGTGCTGCTTGTTCATCCATGATTTTTCCTTAGTTTCACCGTCAAATTGACGTATAGATATATTAAGCTAAATTAAATAAAAGTGCAAGAACTTTGTAAAATATATATTTTTGGGTTATACTTAGCTTAATATGATACTTACACAGCCACAACTTATTGAGCTTTTAGGCGGAACTTCAGCGGTTTCTAGGCTTTGCCAAGTAAGTCCGCCTGCGGTAACCCAATGGAAAGTCAAGGGTATACCCCAAGATAAACTTTATTTTTTGGCTGCCGAGCTTGAAAAGCAAAGCCATGGATTGGTGACCAGGAAGGAACTGTTCCCTGAAACTTGGCAGTTTGTATGGCCTGAGCTTGCTGAAAGGCAAGTTTAACGATAACCTATGGGCAAGGCTAGGGTAGCACCCGAACAGCGATTAGTCACCGCCTGCCAAGCCCACCCTTTTTAACGACTACCTTTGACAAAGGAAAATATGAATTTTTACCCCTTCCATATCGGGGACTATATTTCCCACACAAGCCACCTCTCAAACGAGGAAGATTTGGCTTACAGGCGGATGATTGATCTTTATTATCTATCTGAGCAACCGTTCAACGACCGTTCAACCATAGCGAGAAAAATCAGGTCAAGCGTTGAAGTTGTAGACACTATATTGGCTGAGTTCTTTGAATTATTAGACGATCAATCTTGGCATAACAAGCGAATAGATGAGGAAATTGCCAAATATCATGACCGTCTGAGCCAAGCTAGTCGGGCAGGTAAAGCGTCTGCTGAAAAGCGGTTTAACAAGCGTTCAACGACCGTTCAACTAACCAAGAACCATGAACCATTAACCAATAACCATATTATTGAGCCTGTCGCTAAAGCGACCAAAGCAAAGCGTTTAGATATAAGTGCTATACCTGAAGATTGGGAAGATTTCTGCAAAAAAACAAGACCTGATTTACAACCACAGGCGGTTTTTGATCAGTTCAGAGATTATTGGATAGCCCAAGGCGGTCAAAAGGGTGCAAAGTTGGATTGGACTGCGACTTGGCGAAATTGGGTGCGCAACCAAAGACATCAAAGCATAAAAACGCAGGATAAGCCCACTGTGGCTTGGCATCAAACTCTTGGGGGTGTGATGGCAAAAGGCAAAGAACTCGGCATACAGCCCAATCCTGGCGAAACTGAAGGGCAATATCGTGAACGTTTGATGAGGGCAGGCGCATGAAATACCACATATTTGACGAAAACAACGAAAAAATGCGGATAGTTTCTAGCCTTTGGGAGGCTAAACATATCACCGAAATGCGCCAAGGTTGGACTTTTGTGCGTGTTAAACAACCAAAGCCTGTTTGTGAGGATGCGCCATTTTGAGCGAACAACACCGTCACGAATGCGAAGTAAGATGGGTTGCAAACTTATCTTTGCAAAAAAGACGTGAGTTTTTGGCTGATGTGCAAGAAAAACGTGGGCTTGATGCTCGTTTAAAACTGCAGGAAGGATTGACTAAATTATGGAAAACAAAGAATACGACCCAAATGACGCTGTAGACTATATCTACAAAAATGCGCCTGCTTATGCCCAGGCTAAAGGCAGGCTTGCCGAGCTTGATGCGTATAAATCCTCGCTCAAAGCAATCAAGATGAAGCAATCAAGCGAACAAACGGTAACAGCGCAAGAGCGTGAGGCTTATGCAAGCCCTGAATATCAGGAACTTTGTAAAGCCATAGGTCTAGCCACCGAGCAGGCTGAAGCATTAAGATGGAAACTAATTGCAGCACAAATGCGCCACGAAACTTGGAAAGTGGAGCAAGCCAATCAACGAGCCTTTGAAAAGATGATCAAATGACATTAAAAGACAATAAAGATGGCACATTTAGCATTGTTGCGCCATGCAGTTTTGAAAAGCTAAAGCCATTAAGTGATGATGAAATAGTAAAACTTTGGTTTAAATGTGGTGATGATGAATATACAGTTAGAAGATTTGCTAGAGCAATAGAAGAAAGGCATGGGATTAAATGAAAGAACGAGCATTGAAGATAGCCAATGATTTATATACTCAGCATATTCCTGTTGATGAAATAGCATTTACTATCCGAAGTCTTATAGAAGAATTGGATAGGATTAAAACAATCAATAAAGATTTAGGTGGATATATTGATTTTATTGAAAAACAAAGAATATTAGCCGAACCTGTTGCATGGATGCTTATAGATGAAACAAATGGCGACTATATGCTTGAAAAGCACCCAAGCGGTGATTATGAATGGCAACCCCTTTACAAATCACCACAATATAGAAAATTAAGTGATGGAGAAATAGCAGAATTGTTTGATAAATATTGTGAAAATGATGGTGGTTCTTATTTTGATTTTGCTAGAGCAATAGAAGAAAGGCATGGGATTAAATGAAAGAATTAGATACTTGGGTTTCTTGTTTAGATTGTGGCAAAAGAGTAAGCAGAGATTCAATACATACTTGTTCGCCACAGTTAAAGCCATTAAGTGATGAGGAAATAGATGATTTATCTAAAAGAAAAGCCAATGCAATACTTATGGATTTATTGATGCCTGATGTTGGTGAGCCTAAAAAGATTGATTGGAATATTGGATGCACAAAACAACACTTAGTGAATTTTGCTAGAGCAATAGAAGAAAGGCATGGGATTAAATGAACGAAACACTAAAAAAAGCCATAAATTTTGCTGTAAATAACCCGTCATATATAGATTATGCTGAAATATATACAGAACTTAAGCACACGCTTAAGGAATACCACGAGGCAACGTTAAAGCGTGATTGGGATAAAGCCTATGATTTAAGTATCACTTTGGTTGATCTTAGCCACGATTTAGAAGATGCAGCACAAAGAATGCTTTATGAACAAAAGTGAAAAAGAACACTACGACAGAGTTGCCAGGCTTGGATGCGTCTTGTGTTATCACTTGGGCTACGGAGAGTCACCCTGCGAAATCCACCACGTTAGACGATTTGGCGGTAAAAGAGCTAATGCACCTGTTATCGGATTATGTCCTGAACACCACCGAGGCGATACAGGTGTTCATGGTCTTGGACATAAAGGGTTCGCAAAATATCATCAAATTGGAGAGGAAGAACTCCTCGGAATAACGGAGCGTTTGCTTGCTAGTTCTTAACCTACCCTATCCACCGTCAATCAACAGCTATTGGCGAGCTAACGGTCATAGACGATTTATTTCTAAAGAAGGGATGCTTTTCAGAGAACGGGTGGCTGAATATATAACCGACTATAAAGTTCCGCACCTGGGCGGATCTGTGCGCTTACAGATGGAAATAGTGCTATATCCTCGTGACCGCAGGATGCAAGACATAGATAATCGGGTCAAAGCATTATGGGATGCACTAGAAGGTTGGGTTTATGAGAACGACTCTCAAATAGATGTTTTAATTGTAAAAAGAGGCGAAGTCCGCAAAGGCGGTGGATGCTTGGTAATGATAGAAGAGATTGATGCTGAACCACGACAAGAATAATGGCGATCACACAAGACAAGAGTGCGAAAGTTGCAAACAAAAGAAACCCAAAGAATATGGTAGATATTGGGTTTTTAATAAGGGTTTGAATCAAAAATGGCTTTGCGCTAGTTGTTATGAAAAGCGGAATAGGCGATAATTATTAAAACTTTAAGGGGCAACCATGAGCCATAAAGACACAGCAGGTTTTATTTTGACGTTGTTGCATAGTGCAACAGTTACGCATATTCAGCACTTCCAAGCTAAAGGCGAGGGCAGTTTTGCACGTCACATGGCTCTTGGCACATATTACGATGAAGTGGTTGAGCTTATTGACACCTTCACCGAGGCTTATCAAGGCAAATATGAGCTTATTGAGGAATATCCCGAAGAATACGATTTCACCAAAGATCCGCTAGATTACTT